AAAAGATACGTTTTACAAAAAAACAAGTAAGAGAGTTTCTTGCTTGTCAGGAGAATCCTGTTTACTTTATAGAAAACTACATTAAGATTGTTACACTAGACCACGGTCTACAACAATTCAAAATGTATAACTTTCAAAAAGAAATGGTAGATACTTTCCATGATAATCGTTTTAGTATTTGTAAACTACCAAGACAGACTGGTAAGTCAACAACAATTATATCTTATCTATTACATTATGCTATCTTTAACGCAAACACAAATATTGCCATACTTGCAAACAAAGCTGCGATTGCAAGAGACCTATTAGGTCGTTTACAACTTGCATATGAGAATTTACCTAAGTGGTTACAACAAGGTGTTATAAACTGGAACAAAGGTAGTTTAGAATTAGAAAATGGTAGTAGAATACTTGCAGCTGCTACATCATCAAGTGCCGTACGGGGTGGTTCTTATAATGTAATATTCTTAGATGAGTTTGCTTATGTACCAAATAATATTGCAGAACAATTTTTTAGTTCAGTTTATCCTACAATATCTTCTGGTAAAAGTTCTAAAGTAATGATTGTATCTACACCACATGGTATGAATATGTTTTATAAAATGTGGAATGACGCAACAAACAAACGAAATAGTTATGTACCTATTGAAGTGCATTGGTCAGAGGTACCTGGTAGAGACGAAAAGTGGAAAGATGAAACAATAAAGAACACAAGTGAACAACAGTTTAGAACGGAGTTTGAATGTGAGTTTTTAGGTAGTGTAGATACATTAATTAATAGTGCTAAGTTAAGAACGTTATCACATAACACACCAATACAGTCTAACGCAGGTTTAGATATACACGAAATGCCTATTAATGGTCATAGATATGTTGTTACAGTTGATGTTGCAAGAGGTACAGTCAATGACTATTCTGCCTTTATAGTTACAGACGCAAGTCAAATACCTTACAAAGTAGTTGCAAAGTATAAGAACAATGAAATTAAACCTTTACTCTTTCCTCAAGTAATTCATAAGATTGCAAAGTCATATAACAATGCAGAAATATTAGTTGAAGTAAATGATATTGGTGGTCAAGTTGCAGACACTTTACAGTTTGATTTAGAATACGACAATCTTATTATGGTTAATCAAAGAGGTCGTTCTGGTCAGATTGCAGGTACAGGATTTAGTGGTAAGAAATCACAACTAGGATTGCGTACAACTAAGGCGACAAAGAAAATAGGTTGTTCAAATTTAAAAGCAATGATAGAATTAGATAAGTATATAATCCAAGATTTTGATGTAATCGCAGAATTATCAACTTATGTATTAAAAGGTAAAGAAAAATACGAAGCAGAGGAAGGTAGTTCAGACGACTTAGTGACTTGCCTTGTTATGTTTGCCTGGTTGTCAAACCAAATGTATTTTAAAGAGTTAACAGACCAAGATATACGAGCAAGACTTGTAGATGAACAACAAAATCAAATGGACCAAGACATGGCGCCATTTGGATTTGTAGATGACGGAATAGAAAGTCCTGAAGGAGAAACATATAAGGACCCACATGGGACTAGTTGGAGTCCTGTCAAATACAAGAGAGGTTGGTAAATCTTGCATATTATAAATAGTTTCTGTAATTAACAATAATTACAAATTAATATATTAATTTAATTAAGAGGAGAAAACAAGATGGCTTTTTTAGTTTCACCTGGTGTTCTCGTAACAGAAAAAGACCTTACTAACGTAGTACCAGCTGTATCATCATCTATTGGTGGTTTAGTTGTAGTTAGTGAGAAAGGTCCAATGGATGAGATTACTTTAATCTCAAGCGAAGATGAATACGTTAGTACGTTTGGTAAACCAGACGCTAACACTTTTGAATATTTTTTTACGGCAGCCAACTTTTTACAATACGGAAATGCCCTAAGGGTAGTAAGAGCAGTCACTGGTAATCTGAACGCAGGTTCAAGTTCAGGTTTACAAGTTAAAAATACGACTGACTACTTAGACAATTATAGCGACGGTTCTGCTTCAGTAGGCTCATGGCTTGCAAGAGAAGCAGGAACTCAAGGTAACAACCTAAAAGTATCTATGTGTACAAATAGCAATGCATATGCAAGTGCTGGTGGTGCTTCTAACTTAGTAAATGACGCTTCAGCGGCAATTGGTGATACTACTATCACAATTGATGACGCTGGTGGAGATAGAATCCAAACAGGCGACATTATTGAGTTTGGAGATATCTCTGGTAACTTCAATGCAGCTCCTTCTGGTCAATACTACAAAGTAACAGGCACTTCAGGTGCAGTTCTAACCATTGCAAGATTTAATCCTGCAACTGGTTCAACTGAAACTGGCGGATTAAGACACGCTGTTACTGATAACGCATACTTTAGAAGATTTTGGGAATACTATTTCAATTTCTCAGCTGCACCAACATCAACAGATGATGTTGTAAACGCAGGTGGTTCTAATGATGAGTTACATATTGTAGTTGTTGACGAAGATGGCGGTATTTCAGGCACAGCAGGTACTATATTAGAAACACACGAAGGATTATCACAAGCTTCAGACGCTAAAGACGCTCAAGGTGATTCCAATTATTATGTTGACGCTCTATACAATAGAAGTCAATTTATATACTGGATGGACCATGAGACTACATTAGCAAATGCAGGTAGTTCAAAAGTAGGTCAAGCATTTGATAATACTGGTACTCAAGGCATAACAGTCTTTAGTTCTAGTCTTACAGGTGGTACAGACGATAACGCACCAACTAACGGTGAATTAGCATTAGGTTATGATAAATTTGCTGATAGTGCAAGCGTTGACGTTAACTTACTTATGACTGGTCCTTCACATACAGGTGCTGACGCAACTGGAGATACCAAAGCAACTAAAGTTATTGACATAGTTGAAGCAAGAAAAGATTGTGTAGCATTTATTTCGCCTGCTAGAGCAGACGTTGTAAACGTAAGCGATCCTATTGCACAAACTGTTAATGTTAAAGCTTTTGCAGACGGTCTTGCTTCAAGTTCATATGCAGTTATTGATAGTGGATACAAATACATGTACGACAAATACAACGGCGTATATAGATATGTTCCATTAAACGGTGACATTGCTGGACTTTGTGCTAGAACAGACGCAGTTGCTGATAGTTGGTTCTCACCGGCTGGGTTTACAAGAGGTCAGATTAGAGGTGCAGTTAAACTTGCCTTTGATCCTAACCAAGCGCAAAGAGACGACTTATACAAAGCAAGAGTAAATCCTGTGGTAACATTCCCAGGACAAGGTACTGTATTGTTTGGTGATAAGACAGCTCAAGCGAAACCTAGTGCTTTTGACAGAATAAATGTTAGAAGATTGTTCATAACTATGGAAAAGGCAATATCAACTGCTGCTAAATTCCAACTCTTTGAGTTCAATGATGAATTTACAAGAGCGAATTTCAGAAACTTGATAGAACCATTCCTTAGAGACGTACAAGGTAGACGTGGTATCACAGACTTTAAAGTAGTGTGTGATGAAACAAACAATGTAAGTGCAGTTATAGATAGAAACGAATTTGTTGCAGACATATTTGTCAAACCAAATCGTTCTATTAACTTCATCAAACTTAACTTCGTAGCTACAAGAACAGGCGTTGCCTTTTCTGAAGTAGCAGGCGCATAGAGAGGAAATAAAAAATGGCAAACGTATCAGACTTTATCTCCAAACTTAAAGGCGGCGGAGCTAGACAAAATCAGTTTAAGGTTACAATGCCTTTCCCTGGTTTTGCTGCTGTTGGTGGCGAAACTGAGAACATGTCGTTCTTATGTTCTGCTACTCAACTTCCAAGTTCTGAGTTAGGAGAATTAACTGTAAACTTTAGAGGTAGACCAATACATATGGCTGGTGATAGAACATTCCAAACTTGGAGTACAACTATTATCAACGATACTTCTTTTGATATCAGAAATGCTATTGAAAGATGGTCAAATGGTATTAACAACCATAGTGACAACGAAGGTTTAAACAACCCTACTGATTATCAAGTGGACGCATTTATCGACCACTTAGATAGAAATGGTAATACAATCAAATCGTACACATTTAGAGGATTATTTCCTTTAACAATAGGTACAGTTGATTTGAACTATGATCCAGTAAGTGCGTTAGAGACTTTTGAATGTACATGGAGATACCAATACTGGGAAAGTAACACTACAACGTAATGTTGTGAATTTATAGCGGTCTCCGGGCCGCTATAAATAGAAATAAAAGATAATGAAAAGGAGAATGTAGTGGCAGAATTTTTTGGCTTTGAAATCAAAAGAGCAAGCACCAAAACAACTAGTCAAACGTTTACAGCACCATCAGCTGATGATGGCGTTCAAACGATTATGGGTGGTGGACATTATGGTACTTACTTAGATATTGAAGGAAAAGTAAACAACGAAGCAGATTTAATTAGAAGGTATAGAGAGGTTGCTATGCAACCTGAGTGTGACCAAGCGATTGAAGATGTTATCAATGAAGGTATAGTAATTGATGACAATAGAGAAACAATCAGATTAAACATGCATACAGTACCTTTTGGTACATCAATCAAAAAAAAGATAGAAGAAGAATTTAATAATATTCTTTCGTTATTGGAATTTGAGCAAAAAGGACATGACATATTTCGTAGATGGTATGTTGATGGCAGAATAGTATATCATAAGATAATAGACCCTAAAAATATAAAAGCAGGTATTACTGAATTAAGATATATTGATCCTAGAAAAATTAAGAAAGTTCGTAAACCTAAGAAGACTGAGGGCGCACAAACTTTTAGACCTAAAGACCAAAACGCACCACCAGTTGTAGATTTTGAAGAATTTTATATTTACAATGAGAAAGGTGTACAACCGGGAGCAAGTTCAACACAAGGTTTAGCAATTAGTAAAGATAGTATTGCTTTCTGTCCGTCAGGAATGATTGACCAACAAAGAAACATGATACTATCACATTTACATAAGGCGATTAAACCTGTCAATCAATTAAGAATGATTGAAGATAGTATTGTTATATACAGAATATCCAGAGCGCCTGAAAGAAGAATATTTTACATTGATGTAGGTAACTTACCAAAAGCAAAAGCAGAGCAATACCTAAAAGATGTAATGAACAGATATAGAAACAAACTTGTCTATGACGCAAGTACAGGTGAAATAAGAGACGATAGACAATACATGTCTATGTTAGAAGACTTCTGGTTACCAAGACGAGAAGGTGGTAGAGGTACAGAAATTACTACACTACCAGGTGGTTCTAACTTAGGTGAAGTAGAAGATATCAAATACTTTCAAAAGAAACTTTACAAGTCATTAAATGTTCCTGTATCCAGATTAGAAGCTGAAGGTAGTTTCAATATGGGTAGAGCGACTGAGATTAATAGAGACGAATTAAAGTTTAGTAAATTTGTTGATAGACTAAGAACAAGATTTAATTCTTTATTCCATGATTTATTGAAAACACAATTAATACTAAAAGGTATTGTTACAATAGAAGATTGGGAAAACAGTTTAGCAAGAACAATCAGATACAACTATGTAAATGACGGTTACTATGCTGAAATAAAAGAAGCAGAAATGTTTAAAGAAAGAATGGAAATTTATCGTAACTTGAAAGATAGTGAAATGATAGGTAACATTTATTCTAAAGAGTGGGCAATGAAGAACATTTTGAAAATGACTGACATTGACATTGATGAAGAACAAACAAAAATAGAAAAAGAAAAGGAGGCGGAAGCGCCACCAGAAGGAGAAGATGATGGACAATTCTAACCCAACAAGAGATATGATTGACGCTTTGGAAAAAGGCGATAAGTTAAGTGCTGAGAAAGCATTTAAGTCTGCTTTATCAGATAAAGTAGGAACTGAATTAGATGACAAGCGTAAAGACGTTGCGTCAACAATCATGGCAAAGGAACCAGAAACGAATGATAACGCTGAGCAATCTACGGAAATTGACGACTGAAAAAACAGACCATAGAAGGTCACCAGTCTATAAAAAACTAGCGCCAAAAGCAAAAGAGGCGGTAGATGATGTATATGCTCAGATGGAAAAAACACCTGGTAAAGTG